CATATCGACCAACCGTTGTCAAACTTGACACTGGCGTATGTACAAGAGCAAACAAACTTTGTTGCTGATAAAGTATTCCCAGTTGTTGGTGTACAGCGTCAGTCTGACAAATATTACATCTATGACCGTGCGAACATGAACCGCTCTGGTGACGTTAAGAAACTAGCGCCACGTACAGAAGTTAACCGCATCGGTATGGCAGTGTCTAACTCTGCTTACTACGCTGACGTTTACGGCATTGGCATGGACTTCGATGAGCAGACTATCGCTAACGAAGATGCTATGTTGGAAATCCGTGCAGCAGGCGCACAGACACTTATCAACCGTGTCTTGATTGAGCGTGAGGAGCAGTTCGCTTCTACATTCTTCAACGCAGGTGTATGGACTACAGACGTAACTCCAGCAAACTTGTGGTCTGACTACACAAACTCAACACCAATCTCAGACGTAACTAATGGTAGCCGTACCATGCAGTTGTCCTCTGGTGGCTTTAAGCCAAACACAATGGTTGTTGGTAAAGAAGTTCGTGACATCTTGATTAACCACCCTGACATCCTTGCACGTTTGAACGGTGGTTCTACCATCAACAACCCTGCATTGATCACAGACGGTAAGTTGGCTGAAATCTTTGGCGTAGAGAACTTCTTCGTCATGGAAGCTGTCAAGAACGGTGCTGTAGAAGGTCTAGCAGAAGCTAACGCCTTCATCGGTGGTAAGAACGCATTGTTGGTACACACACCACGCGCATCAGGTCTTATGACACCAGCGGCTGGCTTGACATTCGCTTGGAACAACATCCAAGGCGTAAACAACTTGGGCATCACAGTAGAGTCATTCTCTGACGATGCTTTGAAGCGCCAGCAAGTTGCAGAGCATATCCAAGTTAAAATGGCATACGACATGAAAGTCGTCGGTGCTGACTTGGGTTACTTCTTCTCCGCTGTTGTAGCTTAAGCTACTTAAACTAAAGGGGAACCCTGAGCATAGTCTTGGGGTTCCACCCAATTATAAAAGAACATAACAGTATTCATATAATGGAGAGTCCTATGCACCCTACACATTTGGGTTGGCAGGTCGATTGGCCTATATTTGTTAAGCTACCTTTGTTAGCTGACAGTAAGAATTGGAAACGTGGAGAACACTTTAACTGGTTAGAGCGAGGTATGCAGCAAGATAAGATTGCTACACTGTACGCTTCTGGTTATCTTTACCACAACACAGAACTAGAGGTTCAGAATAAAGTTGGAGATCGACTGTCTGAACTAGCAGGAAAAGAACTAGAAACTCTAGTTAATCTTCTTAACGCTGAGGTTAAAGCTCGTACATCAAGTAACGCAGAGTTTGAGACTAAGAAGTGTAAGAAGTCTAAGATTGACGATAAACAACGTGGTCTTATTCGTCGCTTCTTGAACAGCAACCGCTGGATCACAGAAGACTTCTACGAGATTAGAGACAAGATTCTAGACTAATAAAAACCTATTTGGAGACGACTATGAGTTGGTCATATGATCCCACAGACTTGGATACTACTACGGCTTCTGGTCGTCTCAATACAGTTAGACTTTTAGTTGGTGATACTGATACTATCGACCAACAGGTACAAAACGAAGAGGTTACGTTTGCTCTGTCTGAGAATGGCAACAACGTGTACTACTCTGGTGCTTGGATTGCTCGTGCTATTGCCTCTAAATACTCCCGACAAGTTACTACGCAGCTTAGTGGTGCCTTAAGTGCTGACTACTCCGACTTAGCCAAGCAGTATAAGACCCTAGCAGACAGCTTAGAGTACCAAGGCAAGACAGCAGGTGCTTCGGTAGGTGTCTTAGCTGGAGGTATCACTAAGAGCGGCATAGAGGCTGTGAGAGCTAACACTAATCGTGTCGAAGGTTCTTTCCGCAGAGATCGTTTCAAGAACCCACCGAGCTATCAAACCCCAGAGTATGAATAAGGAGTAAGACATGTCATTTCGCTCCTTTGACTTACTTAACCTCGTAAGAGACTTTGGTGAAAGCCTTACTCTACGGAAGGTTACTACGGCTGGTGCATATAACCCAGCTACAGGTGCTGTAGATAACTCAGCCACAACAGACTACACTGTCACAGCTTACCTCTACGATTATAACGTAGGTGTTCTTGCTGGTAATGATGAGGTAGTACGTGGTAGACGTAAGTGTGTTATCTCAGCTTTAGGACTAGCTGCTGTCCCTGACTTCGATGACCTTATTATTGGTAGTGGAGATGCTGTAAAGATTACTTCTGTTATATCAATCTTCTCTAATGGTAGTGCTGTAGGTTACATCTGTGACGTGGGAGAATAACCCATGAAAAGCAAAACGGTTAAGGTCATGCCATCTTTCTACAAGAAAATGGAGCAGCTTGAAGTTGAGATAGAAGATGCACTTAAGAGTAAGCTGATGAGGATGTCCCGTGAAGCGGTAGATTTCTCACCTGTAGATACTGGCTCTTACGTCACCTCCTTCTCAATATCTACTGGTGCTGGTCGTCCAAGAGGTAAGTCATCTGACAATAAACCTAGAGGTCAAAACGGACAGTCCATGAAAGACTTAGGTTATGACCAACTGGTGTCAGATATAAACAAGCTAGACCTTCTCAACACCACTAGCTTTACCTTTAGAAACGGCTCTCCTCATGCAGAGGCTGTAGAACATGGTAAAAATGCTAGTGATGGTACTGGTAAGACTTGGGCCAAATCTAGAATGTCTGACGGTTATAAGGTCTTCGCAAAGATAAGGAACTTACATGGCTAGTATTCAGAATGATATTCGGGCCGCACTTGAGAGCCACTTAGCTGGAACATCAGGTCTACCCTCAATAGCCTATGAGAACGTAGCCTTTGAACCAACAACAGGCACTAGCTTCCTTAAGGTTCAGTACCTCCCTACGGTTACCAGACCTGCTGTAAGAGGATTAAACCCTCAGTTAAGATACCAAGGTATTTTCGCTGTAACCGTCTTCACCCCCGAAGGTAAAGGTCCAGCAGCGGCAGACGACTATTCAAATAAAGTAATAGACGCCTTCGCAGCAACTACTGACATCTCGTTTACGAATGGTGATGCAGAAACAATCAAAGTGTCTATTGACTACGCTGAAAGACAGCAAGGTATTATAGATAGCCCTTGGTACTTTGTTCCGATCAACATCGGCTGGTACATATACAAATAACTTCCTATAGGAGAATACATCATGGCCTTTGCACAAGGATCACGTTCCAGTCTATCATTCGTAACCGAAGCAACCTTTGGTACAACCCCTGCTGGCAACTTCGCTAACCTTCCATTCAGCACTCACTCTCTGAACCTAACTAAAGATATTCTTGCTGGCACTGACATCCAAGCTGATCGCATGAGCCGAGTTAACCGTCAAGGCAACCGTCAAGTAGCTGGCGACATCGTAGTTGACCTTCGTGATGGCGACTATGACCTTCTGCTTGAATCAGCTATGCTTAGTACCTTCGCTACTAACGTCCTTAAAGTTGGTGTAGCCCCTAAGTTCTTCTCTATCGAAGACTTCGCTGCTGACATCGATCAAGCTCGTTTGTTCACAGGCATGTCTGTTTCCAGCATGGCTATTTCCCTTGCCCCTAACCAGATGGTAACAACTACCTTCGGTATGGTTGGTAAGGACATGACCATCAGTGCTACAGAGAAGACACAAGACGCTGCCTCTGGTGCGCAACCATTCGATGCTTACTCAGGTGACATCTCCATCGGTACTGTAGGCTCCCCTTCTGCTGTAGCTATCGTAACTGCACTAGACTTCACACTGAACAACGCTTATGCACCTACATTCGTCATTGGCGATGATAGCGCACCTTCCCTTGAGTATGGTCGTGCAGAAGTTGAAGGCACTCTGACAGCTTACTTCGAAGATGCTTCTTTGATTAACCGTTTCTTGAATGAAACAGAGACAGCAATCCGAGTATCTGTAGACGATCCAACAGGTGCTAATGCTTACATCTTTGACTTCCCCAAAGTTAAGATTAACTCTGCTGATGTTGGTGTTGATGGCCCAACCATCCG